TTGTAGTTGTTTAGCCTTGGCTCCTGCTACACTTTCAGCTAATTGGCGGTTGTACTCTTTGCCGATTGATTTCATTTGTGCAGTAAAAAACCTATCAGAGTTTGAGTTAGTATCACGTAACATTTTTTCAGCTGTTTTTGAAGCCCATGGGGTTAGCGATTCGGCATACTTAGCCAATAGAATAAGTGCGGATGAGTCAAAACGCCAATCGTCCACATGTGACATTATTAGCATTGACGACGCTTTCGCTATTTTACGTAAATCAGAGGCATAGCGTTTCTCGCTTGCCTTAGAGGGGGTTATCTTAGCCATTGCTTAATCTTATCCGTCCATGAAATGCTATCACCAGTTTCGTTTATTGGTGATTCTTCGATAGATTCATTTTCTACCATCGGCATCGGTGGCATATTTTCAGCTTCCTCGATCTGTTCATCCGTCACGTTTGTGTATATTCCCGTTATCTCTGATGATTGTTTAAGCTCTTTAAGTGCCGTTGCATCGTTTAGTATTCCCGCTTGATAAGCAGTCGTGATTGCCGTGGTGATATTGTTCGCAATGGTTGACTTATCAATAGCTGACATCTGCCATAATGATTGAAACTCAAACGTGGTGTCTGTTGGGATAGGTTTTCCGTAAAGTGAACGGTACGTTGCCGATATGATCCGCTGCACCCCTTCCCTTAACATGGACTCTTGCTTTGATAAAATCGTATCGTAATACATTCTCATATCGCTTTCGCCCGTTGCACTCATACCACTTGGAGATTGACCGAATAAACGAACCAATGGAATTCCGCTTGCCCCCGCCAATTGTTGTCCAAATTGAAGGATAATATCGGTTACACCGCTAAAAGTGTAACTATGAGTTTGAAAGTTGTCGTTTTTATCGGTAAGGGTAAGCCCCTCGTTGTTCTGTAGCATACGCATGTAGGAGAACATCGAGATTAACCCCTCTTCAGCTTTGCCACCTGCAGCAAGGATTTCGCGCAACCCGTCGACACCAATGGTTCTAAGGTAGGCACGATCAACAAGATTCGCCGCTCCCATTGTAGCGGTGTCAAAACTTATGAGACGGTCAAATAATCGTTCTATAATTGACTCTCCCCAAAACATTTCGGTAATCGCTTGGAAGTATGGGAGCTGAATACCAGTGAACCGGATAACACGACTATAATGGATTTTTGCCCCAAGGGTTGCATCTATTCCGGAAGTGATATTATTTACTATTGAATAGTAACGTGGCATTCCCGCCTCGGCTCCTTCCTCTACCCTTATTAAATCATCAAGTGAGGGTTGCAGTTGCCAGCGGTCGTAAGTAACCAACCCCTTAAAGGCTCCCTTAGCAATAGTATCCATATTAAGTGGTGTTGATAAATCTTGACCCTCAATAATCATCACAGTAATTGCCCCGCCATAGAGCCGTGACCATTTAATCGCTTCGGCTATATCGCCCCAAATGCCCATACGAGTAAATGCGCGTTCCATCTCACTCGACTCTGATGGATCTCCCGCGTGTCTTAATTCAATTTTAGCGCGTGTCATATCTTCAGCTATTGCATCTACGATGTTGCCTACGATCCAGTTACCACGATAGGCATTTTCAAGCTGTAAGCGGTTGCGGGTCAATAGGTTTGGTTGATAATGCCCTTGACTTAGGTTGTTATCGACAGCTCCAACCCCTAAACGACTATTGAAATTAGCAAATCCGTCCGTTACCATAGCGTCGGATGTCTTAAACGTGCGTTTTTTATTTTTTCTCATTGATTCCCCTTAAGGATAATTAACACATTTTAGCGGTTATACGGTCGATTTTCAAATCATACTCGCAAATAAATTAGCCTTGTTGCCAACTTTTGCGAAGCTCATTACAAAACTGTCGGCAAGGTTTGGTGATTTTATACCACGTTTTAACAAATCATCTTTGCTCTCAACTTTTACCCTCCCCGCTTTGTCGGTATCTTTTAGCGGTGAAGATAGCTCTATGATTAATTCATCTACCAACTCAATTTCGCTACTGATTGATATGATGTCGTTTTCGTCAATGGGAAGCCCTTTTGTAACGGCGTTATAGGTGTCACGCACCCTATCAGCTATGTCCCACCAAACCTGCGCTTTTAAATTACTAAACATATCGCCATTGGTAGTTTGAGTATTTTTGTAGATGCGATTTTCTTCAATTACTTTGCCGCCTGCATTGAACTTTTGATAATTAACTTTGCCACTGTTTATTTCATTCAGCTCTCTAAATTTAGATCCTGCCCCTGCCCCAACTCCTATCGAGTCGTAATGGATTATGGCGTTATGTTCCATAGCATATTGGTATGTTTTAATATGAGATTTATCTAACTCATCTTCTTTACCACTCCACTGCTCAATATGCTCAAGCAATATCCCTTTGCGGTGTGCGATGGCATTTTTATCCCCTCCACTGTCAGCGATGTCGTAACCTATGAAGTCTTTACCCTTTGGATCAATACCAAGCTTTTTGTGAGCGTCGATGCAAGCTCTAAGCCATTTTTGTTTAATCAGGGAATTCTCATTCTCTTGTTTTGGGTATCCAAGATAAATATGATTGTATTCATCTTCATCCTCGGCTCTTGATGCTTCAATTATCTTTAACATCGTGCTTGATAAAAATGGATTCTCATCATAATTAATATGACGAATGATTGTGTCGGGTGGGGGGTTTATAATAAATCGCTTATAAACAAAATCAGTAACCAAGTTTGGGTTAAAAATAATCCAACACTCTGAGCCTTCTTTACGGATTGTAGGCTCTAAAATTTCCCATTGTTCTTTCGTGAGTCCGTGCGATTCCTCACTCCAAAGAATATCAACGCCCTCTATTGATTTTATCTCATCAGGATTTCTCCATAATCCATAAAACATAAATTCCGATCCAGTGGTGTTATGGCGTATTGAATTTTGAATAATGGTAAACTCATCTTGCATCCCCGCCTCTTCAATTTTAATCTTGAGAAGAGAGTAGACAGAATCGCTGATTTTATTTTGAATTTGTCGTACACAAAGAAACTTCAACGAGTAATTGGCGGCGAGATAAACAGCAAAGCCTGCTGCATCGTGTGACTTTGATGATGCACGACCGCCTTTTAAAATCTTGTTTCTCGCACGTGTTGTCCAAAATTTTCTAAGGGCGGGATTTAACCTCATAACAACCTCTCCATAGCGTTTGCAAACACTAAAGGGTCTTTGGCATTTTTAGATTGGTTGCACTTAGCACAACTCACCACCAAGTTACTTAATGTGTGCTCACCACCCTTGCCAAGTGGGACATAGTGATCTATTTGTATCTTCATATTTTTTGTTAGTCTACAACCACACCAATAACAATGTGTGGCGGTTTGTCGAAGATTTAATAACTGTTGAGTTGTAGCATCACCTTTATTTTTTTGTGAACGACGTCTATGTTGTGCATTTTGTGCAGCTGCTTTTCCATTTGGACTTTGTTGATAGACTCTGGTTTTTAATAAATATTCGTTTCTGTTCGTTTCCCTATATATTCTTTTTTTATCTGATATTGTTGCTGAATTTTTATTATAATATGATTTATTATATTCGGATATGTGTGCTGCTTTTAACGCCCTGTGTTTTTTCTTTTTTAGATTAATGCCTTCTTTATTCTCTTTGTAATATTCTAATGAACGCAGGTAAATTGATTCCTTATTATCTTTTCGATATTTTTTATCATATTCCGCTGCTCTTTGTTTGTTTTTGGCTTTGTATTCACACACGCAGTTTTTACAGTGCGATGATAACCCATCTTTTTTACTTTTGTCTTTGCTAAAAAATATTGATATTTTTTCTTGTTTACATTTAGTGCAGGTTTTTGTAGCTTCCATAATTATCCTCCAACGATAAAGGCAAGGGGTTGGAGTCCTTGCTTGTGGGTATTATACCTTATCCATCATAAAAATCGCTCAAAGTTTTAACCGTATTATTTTGAATAGCAGCTACAGTGCTAACATTCACGTCGCCTGATTTGGCGAACTGGTCTATGACTCCAAGGGATTGACCTGCCTTGTGGATGGTTTCTTGTGCCATCTTATGCTCTGCCACGCTCATGTCTTCGTTAATCTTTTTTGACATAACTGAAACATTTTTTAGGGTTGCATTGTGTAAAAACTGTAAGTGTCTTGTTTTCTCATCAACTGCTTTTGCAATAGCTGTAACTTCTTTGTAACTTTCGTCCACTAATGCCGTCTTTATCGCAATTTGGGCTGTAACTTTATCCGCGTGTTTTGGTTCTATCCCTTTACATATTTTCCCTATTGTTACATGGCTTGTATTATATCTCTTGCCAAGCTCTGAATGTGAGTATTGCCCTGTATGCCAATCGGCTAAAATATTCTCACGATCTTCATTCGTTAGTCTTGCCACTTGTCATAACCTCCACTGGATAATCTTGGTCTGTATCATCAAGCCATACTGTTCGCATGATTAAATAACCTCCTAATTAAATAGCTTCTTGCGTAGCTTGATATAAAAAACATAATAGTTGATATTGTAGCTTGAGACGCTGTTGGCTGAATCCCAATTAGTGGGAACGCAAAATATACTAACGCCCACCCGATTATAATGCCAGCAATTTGGTTGGTTAATATTTCGTAGTGGCTGTGTTTTTTACTTTGCATCTCTATACTCGCTCCATGATACGGTTTCGCCATTGATTTTGATAGTGTCGATTTGTGTGTAGTCGCACCAGCGTTGGATTATCACTTGTGCGTATTTTTTATCGAGTTCTAGTCCGTAACATCTTCGGTTTAGGTTTTCACACGCTATCATCGTTGTACCACTTCCACCGAATAAATCCAAAACACTATCTTTTGTTTTGCTTCCTTCAAAAACTGCTTTCTCTACAAGCTCAACTGGTTTCATCGTAGGGTGCAAATCATTCTTAGCTGTTCTTTTAATGTCCCAAATATCCATGCCATTTTTCCCACCATAGAAATTATGGTCTTTAACCCATCCGTAGAAAATTGGCTCATACTTACTCATGTAATCACTATTGCTTAGGGTGTGGTTTCCTTTGTTCCAAATTATTAATGCTCTGCTTTGTAGTCCGACCCTATCCATAGAAGAAAAATATTGACCTATTCCGAGTCTATAAAATGTAATATAAAAAGCTCCATTATTAAATTTCTTAATCATACTATTAACATCGTCTAAAAATTTATTACCATCTTCTTTTGACATTTTGTCGTTTTTTATTCCGCCATGCTTTGAGTTAAAACTTTTGCTTCCATCTGCGTGTATTCCACCAGTAAAATCCATCAAATATGGAGGGTCAGTAAAAACCATATCAGCCTTTTTGCCATCCATCAACCGCTTAACATCTTCCTCTTTCGTACTATCCCCACAAAGCAATCGATGATTCCCAAGCTCGATTAAGTCACCGAGTTTAATCGCTGGATTCTCTACCACTTCTGGAACGTCGTCTGCTTTGCTTTCGTCAATGATTGCTTCGAGTTCGCCTTCGAGGTTAATATCCATTTCCTCTAACTCTTCGGGAGTAAACCCAATTAAGTCTAAATCATATCCGATGTCGTGAAGCTCTTGCATTTCGATAGCAAGCATCTCTTCGTCCCAATCTGCGAGTTCTGCCATCTTGTTTACGCTTATTCTAAATGCTTTGATTTGAGCATCCGTAAGGTCGTCGGCGAGGATCACTGGTATTTCAGTCAATCCGAGCTTTCTTGCCGCCTTAAAACGAAGATGCCCGTCTACTATAAGCCCGTCTGACTTTGCAACGATTGGAACTCTAAAACCATACTCTTTTATTGCCGATGCAATTTTATCAACTGCATGGTTATTTACTCTTGGGTTTCGGTCATAAGGGATTAATTTTTCAATATCCCATGTTTCAAACGTTAGCATTTAATTTCCTTACTATTTAGATACACTGATTTATAAACTATTTCTTGCTTCATCCCATCTCCCCAAACAATCCCAAAGTTATTTTTTTAGTCTTTTTACACTTCACTACACGTATCGTCTTTTTTTTCATCTTTTTACGCCCCTCGGTTATAACACTTGGGATATTTCTAACGCGTTCTCTCACAAACAGCTGATCTATAGGTGATAATAGTCTAACGAGACGTTTCAATTCCTGCGACTCTATTGATAGTGCCACGTCCTCTATGTCATCCAAAAGGTCGGAATTAAAATCTAAATCAACCAGATGAGCCTTTAGTTCTGGAAATGTAAGTTCGCTTTTTTTGTTTATGATTAGAAGGATTGATATGAGACTTATAGAGTCATTAAAATCTGAAGCTATCTCATAATAACGGTCAATTAGTTTTTTGTTCATCCTATCTCTCCTAATGATCTCTAAGCGACACTGGTGGGAGGCGGGATGAAACGCTCACCAATGCCCCTTACAAATCATATAAGCTCTTTGTTATTTGGAGCTACGCTGAACATTTGCAGTCCAGTAAGTACAAATACCTAATTCATAGCATGGAATGCCATTCGTTTTACACATCGACCATGAATGACAAAATGGGATGCACCTCTATACACGGTGCACCGCTATAAAGACTTAACACATCGACCGACTTTAGCCGATCCTTATTTATTATCATCGACCGCACTCAGTCTTTGAATATGCGTTTAGTATTATACCGTTTTTTGGTAAATCTTACCCTTTTAATTCGATAATTTCTATCTCAATTCCTTCATTTTCTGCATATTGTTTTTTTGCTGATACATAACACACCTGAGCGTCATCAATATATGCAATTCCATTGAGCGCATCCTTAATCCCTTTAAGTAAATTGTCACTATCAGGACGCGACGTATGCCATATAATAGCCTCTTTTTTTTGTTTGCTCCATGATTTCGGAATACCGAACAAAAATATAACGTGCATTGCGATAGGTTTATCAGATACGCCAAAATAATGCTGACAATATAGCGCGATAGCTTTCTTATAATTGGTATATTTTGGATCATTGTAGGTTCCATGTCGCGTCACTCTTGGGCGTGGTGCTGGAATAGGTTTTATAGGTATAAATAGCTTAGTTTGCGTCATTTTTCTATACCTCCTAAATATTCAATCCACGTACCAATCATCATAGTCCCGCTTAAAATCTCTTTTGATTTTTCCACTATTTCAGTATCAATACCGTTGTAATAACTCATAGCCACCCCTGCTTCGATCATAGCCACTCTTACAATACCAAGTTTTTCGATTATCTCATCCATTGCTTTAGCTCCTCTTTTAGATAGACCAATGCTACCCATTAACGTTTTAACTTCACGATTGTATCATTTTTTGCATGGAATGCCCCATCTATTCATCGATATTTCGCAATAAACTTTATTTAACGTTATAATTGACAATATAAGCGTCAAACAGTCATCAAAGTCCCTAAGGGAGGGAGTTCCTTCTAATTAATTTATATTATATTAATATATATTAATATTAATATTAATAATTATTTCAATTTTGAGAGACTCTCTAGGGGGTTTTTATTTTTTTATTTATGAGTATATAAGAGAATAAAGTTATTTATTTATAAAGTAACCGCGAAACATCGTGCACAAGGGACTTATGGCATATTTTTTCTAATATAAACTTAGTATAAAGTTCTACAAAATAGAAAAAAAAGTAAAATTTAAGCCAATATTTTAAAATAATAGTGTTATAATTACACCAAAACAACACTAGGAGTTAAAATGACAAAACCGACTAACTACACAGCGTATATTAAAGAGCTGTTTGAAAACAAAAAAACAGGTGATACCTTTGCGGTCAATATGTTTGATCTAAGCATTGGAATTGTACGTGCTACGATTTCCTCAAATGTTCAACAAGATTACAGAACTAGATTTTACGACGGCACGTTAATAGTAACCATTATTTCAAATAAAAGATAGCCTAATGATTTCGGATATTTTTGCAGAATGGAATGAATTGGGTTACCCTGTTTTCGCACTGAATGGGATCACAAAAGAAGGATTGTGCGAGTGTCTTAATCCAAAATGTACCGCGCTTTTTAAACATCCAAAAGTCTCAAACTGGCAATTAACACAAATTTGGGATGAAGAACAAATAGAGTGCATGGTTATGACGGGGCAATTAGATACAGGGTACGGGATACTATGTAACGGATTGATAGTGGTGGATGTTGATGCAAGAAACGGCGGGGTTGAGAGTTATACAAAATTGATAAGTGAAGTTCCTGAGATATTAGAATGCGGTTTTATTGTTGAAACGGGTAGCGGTGGCGGATCAAAGCATCTTTTTTTTAAAGCACCCGACAGGGTAAACCTAAACCAACATTTAAACGATTTTAAGGGCATCGACTTTAAATCGTCCGGTTTCGTAGTTGGGGCGGAAAGCCATCATAAAAGCGGAAATAAGTATAAAGTAGTATTCGGGTCGCCTAATGACATTTCAGAGGCTCCTGATAGCCTTATTGAGCTTTTAAAGCGTAAAGAACCATATAAGTCTGGAACTAATAGCAGTGAGGCTACAAATATCTCCGATAATGAAATTATCGAAATGTTAGCGTTCATTGACCCTGACTGTGATTACGACACGTGGATTAAATGCGGAATGGCTATACATCACAGCACGGGCGGAACCGGATTTAATACGTGGAATGTGTGGAGCGCAAAGGGTAAAAAATACGCGGGGATAGAATCGATGACTAACCGATGGCATTCATTCGGAAAAAGTCCAAACCCTTCTACAATCGGATCATTAGTACATTATGCAAAAGAAGCAGGATATATTTCAAAAATCGGAAGCGATGAAGTTACGTTTATATCCGATATTGACTGGGATGAAAAACCAGAACCTAAGAGCGCACGCTATAAATTTGACCCGCACAACCCCCCTGCCTTGGTTGGGAGAATAACAAAATGGATCAATTCAAGGTCAATGTACGCACGCGAAAATCTATCAGTTGCTGCCGCTTTGATGGCGGTATCATGTGCTGGTGGGATGCGATACCGATGCGCTGAGGATAGAATAGCCGGTAATATTTTCGCTTTTTGTGTTGCGGGGAGCGGAACAGGGAAGGAAAGCATTTTACAATCATTCACCTTGTTGATGCGCGAGGCGGGGATAGCATCAGCGGTGCACGGCTCTATTAAATCAGAGCAAGAAATCTTTAGGAATATCACCGATAATCAAGCGGCATTTTACACCATCGATGAGATAGGTGAAATGTTGTCAAAAATCCAAGGGGCACGACAGCGTAGCGGATCAGCCTCATATTTGGAAGGGATTTTTGGGGCATTGATGGGGATTTATTCAAAAGCTAATGGTATCCAGCTTATCACTGGAGACGCTAAAAAGGCACTTAAAAAAGAATTACAAGCGGAATTGACGGCATTAATTAGACGTT